AACAGCACCACCACCAGAACCTCCGGAAACGCCTGATGAATCGTTATCGCCTGAACCACCACCACCACCTCCAAAAGATGTAATGGCGTTTGCATAAGGATTCCCTGGTGCGGAAGGGCTTGCTGTTATTCCTGTGCCTTGAATATACGAAGCACCACCGCTAGAACCAGCGCCAGAAGTTGCGCCATTTCCACCGCCGCCAACGGTAATTGTGTAATCAGTGCCCGCCGTGACAGCAAAACCTGCTGCGGCTCTAAATCCTCCCGCTCCGCCACCACCTCCCCATTTTGCACCCCCACCACCACCCGCGACAACCAAATACTCAACCTCTGTAACACCAGTAGGGCATGTCCATGTAGACGTAGCTGTAAAGGTTTGGACGATTGTGTAGCCACCGCCACCGCCACTGGAAAAAACTTGACCTATAAGCGTAGCCAAAATACCAGTCATGACACGTTCCCAGAAACAACGCAAACCGTACCAGAGATAAATAGAATCGTAGCCACACCTCTTGTTGCTAACGTCATTGTGGCTTTATCTGTATCCGTTCCTGCGATATAGGCCGTTGTAATCGACATCGTTAGCGTGATAGATGACGATGAGTTGTTGAAGATAACCACCACATCACCAGCAGCAAATGTTGAGTTAGGAACTGTTTGACCCGCAGTCACCGACAAAACCTTACCAACATCGCCAACAACAAGCGTATTCGTGGAGTTGCTTGATACAGGTACGTTTCTGTAACCAACTGGGTTAGTACCGTCTACCGTACAGTTACTAAGTGTTCCTGATGTCGGTGTGCCAAGTACAGGGGTTACCAAGGTGGGCGAGGTTGCAAAGACTAGCGAACCTGAACCTGTCTCGTCTGTAACCGCTGCTGCCAGGTTAGATGATGACGGAGTACCTAACCAAGTCTGTACACCAGTCCCTAAACTTGCAGACGTTATACCTGTCGCAAAGGACAGATTGCCTGAACCGTCTGTAGACAGAAACTGATTAGGGCTTCCATCTGTTCCTGGTAGCGTAAAGGTTGTATTAGATGAGGTGTTTGCAGATTGGACGGTTGTAGTCCCCGTTCCAGATGCGTTACCCTGAAGTTTGATTTTGCTCATAGCTTATCCTAAGACCATCCAAGATTGACCATCTGGAACCGTTACAGCATAACCCGCTGCAACAGTCACCGGACTGACCGACAAACCGTTTGTATTGCTCGTTAATGTCACGTTAGAAGAAATAAGTATCTGCGATTCTAAGATAGGGCCGCCTGCGCCACCACCTGTTGCAGACAGAGTTCCTGCTGACAGACTTAACCCAGACCCTACGGTTACGTTACTAAACCCACCCGTGCCATTATTTGCCAACAACTCAGCATTTGTACCCGTAGGAGCAGGCGCAGCGCCAATCGTGTTGTAGGACAACGTGACTGCCGTTGAACCGTTAAACGTGGTTCCTGATGCAGCACCAGACCCAGAGTTGTTAAGGGTTAGCGCGTTAGTGGTTGTACCTCCGCCACCAGCAGGAGTTGCCCAGGTTCCATCACCTCTCCAGAATGTCGATGAAGATGCTCCAGTTCCTGAATTCAGGTTTGTAACAGGTAGATTCCCTGTAACTCCTGTGGCAAGTGATATTTGAGGAATATCAGCAGCAACTAATGCTCTGAATGTTGGCGCTCCAGCCGATCCGTTGGGCGAAGCAAGTACATAATTTGCTGTCTTGCTCGCATAAGGGTTGGTTGTATCACCGTACGCAGTTGCAAGAGCAATCGTTCCTGTAGAAGTGATTGTCCCGCCGCTTAGCCCCGTACCTGCTGTGATTGACGTTACGCCACCAGCGGCAGCAGCCCAAGTAAACGCAGTACCGTTCCACTGTAGGTAAGTTGATGAGGTTGTCGGGGCATCAATAAACGATGTAGCGCCAACACCTGTTTGGTACGGGATTTTGTTAGCAGAACCACCAGAAATATTCTGTGCGCCTGTAGCAACAGTCGCCGATGCAGCGCTTCCGGTAACTGAAATCGGCCAAGTCCCGCTTGCGTTTGTACCCGTTGTCGATGGCGCTCCTATTGTGTTGTAGCTGATCGTTCTTGCTACAGACCCATCGAAGGTCGTTCCAGAAGCAGCGCCAGAGCCAGAGTTATTAAAGGTCGCAGCATTAGTTGTCGTGCCACCACCACCGCTTGCAGCAGCCCAAACAAATCCTGTTCCATTCCACGAGAGGTAAGTCGAACTTACTGTTGGACCTGCAATAAAACTCGTCGTTCCCGATCCTGTCTGGTAAGGGATTTGATTTGTCCCACCGCTTGCGAGATTGGTTGCGGTTGTCGCGCTTGTTGCACTTGTCGCGCTATTAGCCACACCTGAGATCGAGATCGACCAGGTTCCTGTCGCTCCCGTCCCGTTGATCGGAACGTAATCTGTACCCGACACCGCATTTGCAAAGCCACCTGCATTATTGCCCTTAAGAATCGCTGTTCCGGTTGTGGCCGGTGCGTAGTCGATCCCAGATGATGCGGTAGCAAACGCTCCTGCCCCATCACCCTTAAGAATGCCCGTTCCTGACGTTGCAGGGGCATAGTCTGTGCCTGACGTTGCCGCGTAGATAACACCGCTTACAGCCTTCAATACGCCTGTTGTAGAGGCTGCTTTAACTAACTTACCTGTCGTTCCGTCAAACAATGCGATCTGGTTCGCAGTCGCAGAAGATGGGCCTACAACGTCACCCGTTCCCGCTGGAGTCGCCCAGGTTAAAGCAGTCCCGTTCCAAGAAAGGTATGTTCCTGAGCTAGAAGGCGCAGTCACAAAGCCTGTCGTGTTAGCAGCAGTCTGTACAGCTAGACGGTTAGCAGCACCACCGGATAGGTTTGTCGCGGTTGTTGCAGAGGTCGCCGTAGTCGCATTGTTAGCAGAACCAAGGATGTCGATATTCCAGGTTCCTGTAGCACCAGAACCCGTCGTAGAAGGCACTCCGAGGTTCGTACGCGCATCAGTGATGTTAGATGCACCTGTACCACCATCTGCTACAGCAAGGTCTGTAATGCCCGTTATCGAGCCTCCAGAGATGGAGACCGAATTGGCTGCTTGCGTAGCCATAGAACCCAAACCAAGGTTCGTTCTGGCTGTAGACGCAGAGGCTAAATCAGAGAGGTTATTTGCGCGGTAAGCGTAAGTCGTGTCTTGACCAGTGGCTGTAACACCTAAGTTGGTTCTTGCGTCTGTCGCATTCGATGCGCCAGTACCACCGTCAGCAACCGCTAGATCGGTAATACCTGTAATCGAACCACCCGTAATGGATACGCTTGATGCTGCCTGCGTAGCAATCGTTCCTAGACCGAGGTTTGTACGAGCAGAAGAAGCAGAAGAAAGGTCAGAGAGGTTGTTAGACCTAAATGCGTAGGTTGTGTCCTGTCCTGTCTCGGTTACGCCTAAGTTAGTCCTAGCGTCTGCTGCTGTTGCAGCACCTGTACCACCTCGTGCTACGGTTAAGTTTCCTGTCGTGCCTGCAACAATAGGTAGCCCTGTTGCATTCGTAAGAGTCAGGGATGTTGGTGTACCAAGGTTAGGCGTTACTAGCGTCGGAGATGTGGCTCTTACAACATCACCAGTCCCCGTGACAGCACCGAAAGACAGGTTGCCTGACCCGTCTGTGCTCAAGACCGTGTTAGCAGCACCATCGGCAGATGGAAGAACAAAGGTTACGTTAGACGCTAGAGAGGCAGCAGAACGTAATTCGGTGTAATTAGAACCGTTGTCCGCATCCTCACCTAGCCGGATACGGGCAGCATTAGCCGTTACGCCCTGGACTGTAAGAACATCAGAAGAAGTAAACGTGTCGCCATCGAGCCCAGCCTGTTGATTCTTAAGCTGACTCATCAACTCCCGAATAGCATTGTTGATGTTACTAGGCGCACAACCCTCAGCAATGTCGATACCGTCTATGTCGGTGTTATTGCCTGGAGTTGAGGAAAACTCAGATATCTTTGTCTTTGCCATGATTACTCCATCAACTCTTTCGGCTGCTGCGTCTGGTAAAGCATATTGAGCAATCCTTGATACGGGAGATTTGGCGCTGCTGATCTAGCACCTAACAAGCCACGTTGCAATTGTCCCATGCCATAGGCTGCTTCTCCAACAATTCTAGGCGAAGAAGCCAAAGCAGTACCAGCAGCCAACGGTATACCTCCGGCCATAAAGCCCATGCCGCTTGTAATCGGCGCAGTAGCTCGCTGAATGCCTCTAGGCGTTAAGTCGGACATAGCCTGACCAGCAAGTGCGGGCATTAACTGCCTCCCACCTTGCTGCTCTAATTGTCTCGCAAGACGCAGCCGTTCTCCGTAATTGGTGTTTACGTTATTTCTCATTAGGCTTTGTAGCTTGCGTATCGCGGTATCAGCAGAGGCTTTTTGACCTAAAGACAACGCACGTTCAATCTCACGGATAAGATCGCTTTGATCCGTGTATTGCTTCATTACCTTAGCGTAGGTTGGAGCCTGCTTGGTTATCTCGCTTTTGATTGCGTTGTAAACCTCTCCGACCGCAGTTCTTGCTGTCTTAGCTTCAAAAGGAATGCCTTCTAATACATCACCAACCTTCTGCTTGAGAGCGTCCAAACCTTCTGGAGTATGGTACTCAGCAGGGTCTAAAGCCTTCCATTCTTCAATATAAGTTTGCGCTTTGCCTAATTGACTAGCAGCAGCCTCGTTCTTAACCTGCCCTTTGTACATCACTTTATTCATGGCATTGCTAACCGCATTATCAATACCAGTGAAGTCAAGAACCGTCTTGTCGTTTCTAATATTAACCATGCCAGAGCGATACTCTGCTTGCTTGGCTTGTTGAATATCAGATAGGTTTTGCTTGGCAATATCGAGAACTTCGGTTGCCCCAACCTTGCCGCGAAGATTCTCTGTGAAAGACTTAGCTTGCTGTCCTCCCGCTTTGCCAGCCTCAAATGCCTGCTGAATTGCTTCCGTTCCTACGCCAGTCGTAGACCCAAGTACTGCTTTCGCCCCTCTTCCAGCGGCTCCAGTACCGGCAGCAATGGTTCTTCCAGTAGCCACTAGCGGATCTGTTGCGTAGGCTGCCTTAGCTAATGTTGCAGACACACCACCGGCTTTAGGTGCAACCATTGCGCCACCAGTAAGAACCGTGGATATATCCGCGAGGACTCCAGCGGGATCGGTAGCAATGGCTTTCTTTGCTCCTTCCACACTGCCGTAACGCTCGGTATAAAACTGACCTACCTTGTTAGCAAGTTCCCTAGAGGCTTTATCTTCGCCAATAGCGCGAACCATGCCTTCAGGGAGGATGTTTTGCAGAATGCCTGCGCCAAGATCAATGACTGTTTTAGCTGTTTGGATTGGGCTTGTAACGGCTTCAACGACACCACCGATAACGTTGCCTAAAGACTTAGGGAAGTTGGTAATTGCTCCTTCTACAACTTGACCGGCAGACAATGGCTTTTGCTCAGGCTTTTGGCCTAAGACGGTATCTTGATCCCACCAGTTAGCCATAATTAACCACCCTTCTTACGCACTTGACCCTGCGGGTCTATATAAACTGAACCGTTAGGCAGCCGGTCATACTCTGCTTTAGAGTTGACTTTGATAGGATTTTGTTCGTTTCCTACAGGCGTTTGCGGCGTAACGTTAGGCGTTAAAGCATCAATCGCAGACTTACTATATCCCTGCGCTCTTGCTGCGTCTGACATTTTCTTAAACGCACCTTCTGCGACTTCTGCCTGCCTACCAAGATTGGCTTTGATTTGCGTCGGAGACATCCCAGGAGTAACCATTGCAGACTCAAAAGCAGAGGCTTCTGTTCTGGTAAGCGCTGAACCAAACAGTTGATTTCTGATCTGGTTTGCAAATAGATCGTACTGTTGCCACCACTGCCCGAAATCCTTCTTAGCTGGATCGTCAGAGCGCAAGGCAAGCATAATCGCACCTCTGCCTAAAGCATCCATGCGATAGCCACCATAATCATCCTTAAAGTTATTGGATAGACTTCTAAGATTGACTGCGTTTTCTGATTTACTAGCAAGATCGTTAAGAACAGGCCCAGGCAAAGGCTTGCCGTCTTTTGCTTGCTCTTGTTTTGCTCTAGCTTCGTCTATTCTCAAACCAACCAGTTGGTTGCTTAACGCAGTTGTTGCTGCGCGATCTTGTCTTGACTCATCACGTTGTAACGCTTGCGAGTTCATGCTCGTCAAACGCTCCATCGCTTTGTTAAGCGCATCCTCGTCCATGTTGGCGAAACTACGCTGCAACTGCGAAGCAAACGGAAGAATTGAAGGATGGATAACTCCGCCTTGTATTAACGGCGTAAACGGATTCTCATTGGTTCCAGTTTGTTGCGTTGGAGCCATAACGGTTTGGGTGTTTCCATTGAAGTCAGTGACAACAAGAGACTCACCTTTCTTGATGCTTGTTACAGTAGGCTTGCCAGCAACTGCGCGGAAGCCACCGTCCGGCATCCGTTCATAAATAATTCCGCCAGCCTCTTTAGTTTCAGGTTGCATCGCCCCTTGAATTGTTTTTGCAGCAGTTAATGCCTTGTCGATTGGGACACCCTTAGAGACAGCAGCAGATAACAGACGCTCGACATCAAGACGAGGCATACCGTAAGTCTTTTGTTCCTCATAAGGTTCAGAAACGCCCATTGACTCAAGATCTGGGGAAAACCGCTGTTGAGAAGTAACTGGTCTTACTATTCCTGCTTGCAAAACACTAGGGAGGTTAGTTTCTGCCTGCATTTGCTTTTGCATTTGTTGCAGTTGCAAGCCAATCATCTTGTCCTGGAGTGCCTGCTGAGTAGCACCACGGTAGGCTTGCTGTCCTGCTTGCAGACCCTGAGCTACAAGTTCGCCTGTAGACCTGCGAACTGGACTTCTTCCTGATCCTGCAAGTAAGGTAAGGCCGAGGTTTAGCAACCCTTGGTCTTGCGCTTGCTGCCTTAGTTTTTCCTGTTCATCTGCGCCCAATAAACCTCCCATATAGGAAGGCATCTGACCAAATACGCCACCAAGGAAGTTACTAGTTGACACTGTTATCTCCCAAGCAAACCAAGCAATCCACCAGCAGCAGCACCAAGACCTGTGCCTAAACCAGGAACCATGCTACCTAGTTTTGCCCCAGTAAGAGCGCCGCCAAGTGCTCCAGCAAGCGGGTTAGAGTAAGTTGGCTGAATGGTCTGCTGACCCATAGGTGCGCCATACGCAGAACTCAAGAAACTCTGTAAGTTCGAGTAAGGCTGTTGTTGTTGGTAGTTAAACTTCTGGATTGCGTCTGCAAGCGCCGCTTGTTGGTACTGCTCTGTTGTCTGACCAACTTGTGCGAGTTGTGCAATATCCGTGTAGTCCTGTGCTGCCATGCCTGGTGCAGCACCAATTGCTGCCTGTTGTCTTGCTCGCTCTTGTTCGTACAAGTTAGCACCCAAGCCAAGCGCAGACATCTGTCTTGCTCGCTCATCTCCGTAGTTCTGATAAGCAAGTTGTCCTGCCTGACTGGTTAGCGCATTTGCTAACGCACCTTGTGCCCTTGCTTCTTGGCTCATAAGTGCTTCGTTTGTTCCGTAACGTCCAGCAGCAGAAGCCCTAGACCGCATTTGGTTGATAGCGTCCTGATAAGACTGCGCGGCCTGCGTAAACCCAGGCTGTAGTGCTTGAGTCAGATAAGGATTAGGCCCAAGGAAACTACCGCTTAACGTGCTTTGTAGAACAGGGTTGAATTGGCCTTGTAAGGTTGCCGCTTGGCCCCCACCAATCTGACTCGCTAACTGTTGTTGCGCCAAAGGCACAAGCGGGTTGCCTTGCATAGCCCTTGTCTGCATGGCAGAAAGCGCAGCCTGCGTCTGTTGGGATGGGCCAACATAGGTTTGGCCTGTATAGGCTTTCGGGCCTCCAGTAGCGTAGAGACGTTGAGCCTCGGATAGACCATATTGGACATAAGGGGCTTGAGACGGGTCTAATTCCGTCCTCGTCACCGTGTTTGTTGAGCCACCAGACATATCAAACCTCTCTTACCCACTTACGGGGCCGAAAACCTAACGCCTTAGCTTTGCGATCCCAGCCTTTACGCCACGAATCAAAGCTGATAGTCCTTGCGCCACCTTCTCTCGCAAGAACGAGAACATGATCCATGCCTGCATCAAAATCTCCCTTGCCATAAGCGCACCAAATATGCAAATTATCGCCGATAGGCTGAAGAACAACAAACCCGCAAGGATAACTGTCCTCAAAGTACATCCAAAGAAGCGATCGTCCCGCAAAACAGTCTGCGTAAATGTCCTCCGGTATCCACTGCTCCGGACTTTTCTTGAGAATGACTTCCAATCCTGCCCTAACGAACGGCCAAATCTTCCTAAGTTCTTCGGGTTTGATGTATCTTGCATTCATCCAACCACCACATACCCGTAGGTCATGTTTGATGTGGAATTTGGGTAATGCGTAATCGTTGCGCTGCCATTCGTCACGCTAGAAACGTAAATAAGAGGGCCGTCTGATATGTGCTGCATAGTCAGAATGACTGAAGGCGTAGCCGGTCTTGTCGGGCTTGACTGCGGCCCTATGTATTCAAGCCTAACCTGAGTGCTTGTTGCTGCCCAGATAAGCTCAACGTAGTCATTAGCCGCAAGATCAACAAAAAGGTTCAACGCTGCAATCAAATGCCCGTCTGTACCACCGTGAGAATTAGGAATCGAGAACTGCGAATTAGAGTTTGCTAGATCTGTACCGTTTTTTCTCAGCCACAGATCAGCGTCATGGATCTGCGTATCAGCGTTTGCAAACTGAACGGAAAACTGAAGGTTGTATTTTCCTGCTGCCCTGACATTGATTCGGCTAGAGTTGGAAATATAGACGTTGTTGCTTAAGTCAGTGTTTGAAAGCGTAACCGCATACGATGCAGTCGTGCTTGCAGCCGTTTGGTCGTTAACGTCATAAAACGAGCCAAAGGGCAATCCGCTTACATAAGCATTGGCAGAGTAAGGGATAAGAATAATCTTGCTCTCTACCCCTATCCTAGCGTCTGTTATCGTGGTTGTGGTGGCGTTTCCTGTGTTGAGCGTTACCGTTCCGGTGTTATTCGTCTTACCGTCCATGATGCCACGGACAATCTCAGCAACGGCTCGTTGGTCGCCACCAAAAGGAGGTAGCGTCCGGAAGATCATCGCATCCCCTGCGGAATAATAGTTACGTCTAAACCCACCGCAGACGACCAGACCCCAGTAGGTATTGCTTTCACTCGATGATAAGTTCCTGCCGAGCGTAACCCGATACGGTTATCGGTGTTGCTGGAGTAAGTCGAGCCCGTAAAGTCTGTTTGTTGGTTCAGCCTTCTACGAGAGTTCACTTGTACCGAGCAAGAACCACCGTCAATCACAGGCCGAATCAGCGTCATCACTGAAGGCATGTCGTTTAAGGATAAGTCTGGGGTAACAATGTTTGCAGTCAGTGCAGACCCAGAGAAAGCCACGATTTTTGTGCCTAGCGTCCCTGTCAATAGATTCGATGTCACCGTATAACCGAATGAATCTAGGCTTGCAGGAAGCGTATCAATACTTCCGTATGCGTCTAGTTGCTCTAAAGTAAGGCCAGATGATGAGGTTGTTGTGATTGCTGTCGAAGATGCAATCGTGTCAACATTCACCTCAGCGTAAGACCACTTTGATAAGTTGAAGTTGTAGATCAAAAGCGCGGTTGTTTGGTCTACGGTCTTAAAACACCAGATAACAAGGTTCTTAAGCGGGTCTACAGCAGCAGACATTGTGGATAACTGCGATATATCCACCGTGTTAAAGAACCAACGATCAACCTTCTCGACCGAAATAGACTGCACAGTCTGCCCGTTACAGACGTAAAACCCGTCGTCAGACAAAAAGAAGCTCGACCCTGCGTATTGAATGATCGAGTTGGGTTCCATGCACCCTAACCCTCGTGAGATTGTGTCGAACTGGAATACAAGTGGGCTCCCAACGTAAGACATACGGACAACCGCACGATCCATAAACACAATACCAAACTCACCGCCGGTTATGCCCTTGACATGCCCACCGTCTGGGATGTCCTGGTAGTCCGATTGTGTTGCAGCCGATGGTGTCCAGTCAGTCTCATCACCCAACGCACACCACTCCACGCGATTAGGGTAGACCGTTGCCCCGTTATTAAAGCCAGCAACTACAAAGTCCCTGACCGTCGTTACATACCTAGACTTAGGCGCAGCAGCACCGAGGTCTGCAAAGAGCGTAGACGAACCCATGAGATAACCCTGGAGTCTGTCACCACCATTGGCCGCAATCACTCGGTTACCAAACTGGGTAAAGCGCCACTTCTGATCTGATGGCGTTGTGTAACCACCAGACTTAGAGATGTCAGAAAGGCTAAGGTTTGTCTCTAACTTAAATAACTTGGTATCGCCGCCAGCAAAAACAGTAACAGCCTCGCTAGGCGCAGCAGCCGCAACCACAGAATTAAGCGTCTCAGCAGCGGCATTAGACCACTCAGAAGGCGTAGACAAAGGCCCATAGCCTACTTGCTGAGGAATAACGTTCTTAGCGTCTACAAGCGCACCAGCAACCCCAGGTTGATCTGGTAGCCACTCGCCAAAGTTAACTCTCATCGCTTCGCCACCGTCATGGTTAGCGGCACACCTGAATACTGACTCTCTTCGTCAGACCTTGTTAGCGAGAAGATTGCACGATCATAAAGCGTACCCCAGGTCTGTAGCCTGGGATCATTCATCAAGTAAGGTTCTGCTTCGCCTAATGACGCATAGAGAAGTGCATCCGGACAGGTCGTAAGCCAGAGATTTGTCGTGTTGCTTGTAGAAAGAAACGCAGGGGAGGCGTAGTACAGGATCTTGATCGTGTAATCGCTGTCAGGAATTGGGGCAAACTGAATCGTAGACCCAAGGACGGTATAGAAAGCCGGTACACCACTTTGGTTCGTCCTACCGTTCCGAATGAAGATGCTCGGCGTTGAGAACGTAATAGGGAAGTCGGGGTCAGAGTCAACGTACACATCCCTTGCTTGCAGGAAGTCACTAGGGAGGTTAATTGTCGAGACTCCACCGGTCGCCGTAACCGA